CTCCTAGGTGGCGGCCGTCAGGAGACAGCGCGCTGTGACTACTCGCCCGTAGGCGTTGGTTCCGTCGTTCACGACTGGCCCGGAGCACCGGATGACGAGCGCCCGGTAGCCCGTGATGTCAGCCGCGAAGTTCTGGCGGTGGAAGAGTTCGCGGACGCGCTCCGCGATGGCATTGACCGGCGCCGCGCTGCTCCCGCCCGCGTCACGGCGCGCCGTGTAGGCATGCAGGTCGACCTCGGGCGTGCGGTACTGGGCGTCGAAGGTGTCGTCGGGCTCGTCCGTGATGGGGCCGCTGATGACCACGTACGGGAGCTTGGCCTCGACCGGCACAGGCACGGTGTTGTAGACCGCCGCCTTGCTCGGGTCGAGCGCGGAGCGGGCGAGCAGGCCGTCGAGGCTCTCATCCTCGACCATGCGCTCGTACATCCACGCGAGGAGCGCTTCGATCACGAGGACGCCTCCTCGCCGGGGTGGTGCTCGCGCATCAGCTGCACGCCGACGTGGTGGCCGGCGTAGGACGGCTCCACGTTCTCCACGACGCGGTAGCGCTGGCCGGGGCGGTCCTTGAGACGCACCGACTGCCCGGCCGCGGGCTCGTCGCCTGCCTCGACATACAGCACGTGGGAGAAGTCCACCTCGAGACGCCCGGCGCTCATGCGCTCGGCGGGGGTGAGGGGGCGCATACGCCCGCGCACGGTGCGCAGGACGGCGTCCTCGAAGGTCGCGCCGCCCTGCCCGTCCGGGGTCGCGGTGAAGGCGATCACCTCCACGTCCGCGTTGAGCATCGAGGCGAAGAGCGTCGGGTCGAGGGAGACGGTCATCGCTGGCCGCCCTTCCCCGTCTGCTTCGCGGCCTGGGACCGGCGCTGGGCGTCGCGCTCCGCCTGCTTCCGGGCCTGCGCCATCGCGGCACGGGTCACCGGGCGCTCGGGCGCTACCGGCTCGCGGACGTACCGCTCCTCGCGGATCATCCGAGCTCACCTCGCAGCGCGCGGTTGACCACGATGGTGTCCCACTGCGGGCTGCCGGGGCCGGCGTGGCCCTGCGCAATGGCGAAGGCAGGGGCGCTGCTGATGCCCTCGCGGAGCACCTTCGCGCGCGCGAGGAGGGCGGCGGCGCGGCCCTTGGTGTCCTCGCGGTAGTCGCCCAGCGTGATGTTGTGCTCGCCCATGGCGATCGTGGTCGCCCACGTCTCCAGGGCGACGGCCGCCGCCAGCACCGGGTCATCGCCAGACTGGGCGAGGAACACCGCGAGGTCCTCGTCCGTGAAGTGCGCGGAGTCATCCACGAGGTGGTCGGGGATGTTCGCGCGCACGTTGGCGATGTCGGTGCCGGCGACGTCCGTGTAGGTCATGGCCTAGACCTTGATTCCCTCGGCGAGGGCAGCGATGCGGGCCTCGAGGGCCGCCACAGCGCCCTTGCGACCCTTGCCGTCCTCGGACTGCTCCACCGCGAGGGCGGCCTCCAGGAGCGCGGCGTCCTCGACGGTCGGCAGCTGCTCCTCGAGCGCCTCCACGGACAGGTCGAGGAGTGCCGCTACCAGCACGACGTGCTCGGCGTCCTGCTCGGCGTTGCCCTCGGGCTGCTGGGCGTCCTCGGCGCCGTCCGGCTGGCCCGCCGTGGAGTCGGACTCGCCTGGAGGGGACTCCGAGCCCGGCTCCACGGCGCCGGCGGCCGAGGTACCGCCGTCAAGCAGCGCTTGCTTGCACATGGCGATGGTGGGGTCGCCCTCGAACTGGGCGTAGACGGTGCGCTTGTCGCCGTTCACGGCGCCGCGGACGGCGTACGAACCGTCCGGCTGCTTCTGCGTGCTGTAGACCACAGCTCCCATGGGACTCTTCGCCTTCCTCGTGCCCCGTTCCCGGGACTCGGCTTCTCGTAGTTGCAGCAAGGCCTCCGCGATGCGGAAGTCGTCCTCGTAGTCGATGTCGGTGGCCTCCACCTTGGAGATGGGGAACATCCGCGGGCGCTCGCCCATGCGGCTGCCCGTGCGCGCGAACGAGGCGCGCGAGAACAGGTGGATCGCGTTGTTGTCCTCGTACAGCGGTTCGAGGTCCTGCGAGCGCACCAGGCGGCGCGTGTCGCTGTTCACCGGCGATCCGTCGGCGCGGAAGAGCCAGATGTGGTGCTCGGACACGGCAAAGAGCGAGTCGTGCTGGTCAAGGCCGCGGAAGTACTCGTCGACCGCGCGGTCGATCGTGGCGGCCTCCAGCAGCGGCGAGGTCACGTGGAACTGGCCGAAGTGCTCGCCGTCGACCTGCGTGAGTTCCCAGGCGATGAGGTCGTTGCCGGTGACGGCGTCCCCGTCGCGCAGGTGGTCGGGACGGGTCAGGATCTCCACCGAGGGCGCATGCTCGCGCACCAGCGCGGCGATCTGCTCGTCGTCGGTGTCCACCACCACGCGAGACACGCGGCGCGCGCTGACGAGCGCCGTGAGCAGCCACGCGAGGAGCGGCTTACCCGCAACGAGGCGGGTGTTCTTGCCCGGGACGCGCTCGCTCTGGCCCTTCATGGGCACCAGCGCGGTCACCTTCGGCCCGTCGAAGGGCAAGCCGAGTTCGGAGCGCGTCACGTCATCCAACGTGAGGCGGCGGTCGGAGTCATAGGCCCGCCGCAGGTAGCGCTTCTGCGAGTCCTGGTCGTGCGGGAAGCTGCCGCTGGTTCGGTCGACCTGACCCCAGTGCGCCGCACCAGTGCCGCGCGCCGCCTGCTCCGGCGTGAACCCGTTGTACCCGACGGGGTAGCGGCTCCGGTAGAAGTCCATTCCGAGGACGTGAAGCTCTGCGAGCTGGTAGCGGAGCAGGTCCGCGATCGCGAGGATCCCCATGCTCGGCGGCGTCTGCGTCGCATTCTTGAGCACACGGTAGAAGTCCCGATCCATGGTCACCAACTGCAGCGGCTCGCGAAGCAATGGCTCCAGTCGTTGCACGCGCGCTGCTCGCGCCACCTGGCGGCTGACGAGGAACCGGACGCCGTCCTCAATCCAGGCGTCGACCTCGTCCGTGGTGTGGTCATGGCCAAGAGCGGCGGACAGCGGGCCGCCATCCATCAGGGTGTGATACAGGACATCCGTGCGACTGCCGTGGTCGGCGGGGTCGGGATGGATCGCACCGGGATACACCCGCTCATGCAGGTCAGGACGAATGGGTGCGGCTCCGTTCAGCCTCACCACGACGTCGTAGCCGTCGATCAGTTCGCCAAGCCCGCGGCCGGTCATGTTCCCTGCAGGCACGACGAGCACGACGCGCTTGCCCCGGAGGTAGTCCGCATACTGCTCGTTCACGCGAGCACCTCGCGGAAGTCCTCGATGACCGCCGTCCCCTCGGGGAAGTCAGCCACGGTGAACTCGGAGCACCCGGCCACGAACACGAAGTCCATGCCAGCAGCACGGGCGGCGTGTTCGTCGTCGGGGGTGTCACCGAAGTAGACGGCCGGGAGCGGGATGTCGCCCTCCTGGACCATCTGGCGCAGGATCCGGTGCTTGTCACCACCGCGGACGCGCAGGAACTGCCGGCCGAAGCCACGACGCGACACGAGGTCGCGGAGCTCCTCCTCCTCGATGCCCGACACGAGGTGGACGCCGAACGGCGCAACGGCATCGATGTAGTCCAGGACGCCGGGCACCTCCTGCGCGACCAGCGTGCCCAGGCGGACGAGCCGCCCGACCGCCCGGCACATCTCGTCCACCTCGCCCGGCTCGGGGTCGAGTTCGAGGATGTGCGCGAAGAAGTGCTCCCACCGCGCGCGGCGACCGATGCTGCCGGCCGTGCGGTGGTACTCCGCCATCAGGACGCCGTACTCCTCGCCGTAGCGGGAGGCGACGGTCCTGAACGCGTCGGTCTTGGCCCACGCGGTGTCGAGGATCACGCCGTCGAAGTCGAAGACGAACGCGCGGTACGCCGGCGCGTGCGGCGAGAGGGCTCCCGGAGGAACCCCCTCGCCGACACGCACCCCGGCGTCCGAGGCCGTCATCGTCGCGTGCCCTAGCTGCCCGCGCCGGTCGAGGCGTACGCCGCCTCGTAGAACAGCTGGCCGCCGCCGTGCGGGTACACAACGCGCCAGTCGCTCGTGTCCACGTCGGACAGCTCGCCACGCGGGTCGGGCCCGCCACCGATGGCGGTGAACTGGCCACGCTTGCGCAGCAGGATCGGCTGCTCGGCACCGCGCAGGGTGTCGAACTCGATCGCCGCGAGACCCGGACCCAGCGGGCCCGCGTTCGGGTCGCTGAACAGGAACCACGCGCCGTCAGCGTTCGAGCCCGCGACGTACTTGTGCCACGGGTTCACGATGACTTCGAGGTTCAGCTCGCTTACCACGTTGTCGATGCCCTGCGGCATGCCGTTCTGCTGACCCGCCCAGGTCAGCACGCGCGACTTCACGATCCGCCGAGCGTTGATCTCCTCCTCCGGGCCCACCACGAGGTAGCGGGGCCGGTTGAAGATCGGCTGGTTGGTCGTGCGGTTCGTGTGCTGCGCCATCGCCGTGAGTCCCTCTTCGAGGGCGGGGACGGAAAGCGGAGCGGAGCCGAGGTTGCCATTCGGGACAGAGAACAGCGACGCGTGCGGGCCGTTCGTGTCCACGTAGAGCTGGGTGATGGCCAGCACCTCGCTCGCGCGAGCCGCGGCCGCCATCACGCCGGGCAGGTCGCGGAGGGCGTTGAGGTCGTCCGCGAGCACCGTCTCCCATGAGATGCCGTAGTCGGCGCCGTACTTGTACGCGGCCCACGCGAACTCGCGGTTGCCACGGCCTCGCTGTGGGTACGGGCCGAACTCGCCGACGCGCTGGAGCGGCTGGTCCCCACCCTCGAACTGGAACATCTTCTTGTCACGGGTGAGGTCGTTGAACGTGCCGGTCCGCACGAGCTGGCGGATGGGCGGCAGCCACGTCTGGAACGACGGCAGCAGCACGCGCTGGAGCACGTCGCCGAAGTAGCCGTCGAACTCGGGGGTACCGAGGGCCTCGCGGAAGCGGTTGAAGCCGCGCCGGCCACCCTCCAGGCCCTCCACGTAGATGTAGGCGGCACGGTCGACCGCCTCGCGGAAGGTCTGCTCCTCCTCGTAGCGCTCGTTCGAGCGCTCGCGCGCCATGATGGCCCGGTTGACGTCGATGCGATCGGCGTCGAACAGGCCGTTCGATCCGCCGGCCATCGCCTCGTTGAGGACGGTGATGCCCTTGAGCTGGGTTTCCACCTAGACCTCCTCCTCGCGCACGGCGGGGTAGGCCAGGATCTCGATCGAGACCTTGCCCGCGGTGGGCTGGTCGGTGGCCGTGGTGAGGGTCGCGATGATCCCCAGGTTTGGCCCGGCAGCCCGGTACTTGGTGACGGTCGGGTTCTTGAGGGCCGCCGCCTTCACGTCGAGGTCAGCGAAGATGGCCTCCGCCGCCCCGGTGACGCCGAGGTCCAGCACGCGGGTGCCGGAGCCGTTGAAGGCGACCAGCGTCTCGACCTCGACGTCGTAGATGCGCCAGCCCTCGGGCAGGATGTCGTGGATGGTGACGGGGTCCTGCGCCCCGAATGCGGCCTTGTTCGCCAGGTCCGAGAAGTCGATGACCTTCGCGAACGACCGCATCTCACCGATGGTGTTGCGGATGCTCATGGCCTACTTCCCCCTCACGGCGGATTCGGCGAGCTCCTTGGTGACGCCCAGCCGCTGTAGCGACTCGGCCATCGAGGGAGCGGACCCGCCACCGCTGCCGCTGCCCGGGCCACCGTTGCCGGCGACCGCACCCTTGCCGGTGAGCGAGGCGACGAGGGTTTTGTGCGACTCGATGGCCGCCTTCGCCTTCTCGACGTCCGCCTCGTCCCTGAGCACCTCGGTGAGGTGCTTGACGGACGGCTCCGGCAGCTTCGACTCGGCGATCAGGGCCCGGATGGACTCCTGCGCCGCAGCCTTCGCCGCTGCCGCCTTGCTCTCCTCGAGCGCGGACTCGGCGGCGGCCTTCTCAGCCTCGGCCGCGTCGGCACGCTCCTTCTGCGACCGCGCCTCGGCCTCCTGGGCCTTCAGGCGGTCGTACTCCTCCTGCGTGATCTCCACGCCGGCCTCCTTCGACTGCTTGCTCTGACTGAGAAGCGCCGCGACCAGGTCGGGGCGACGTTCACGAAGCTGGGGGAGGGTGAGGGCGTCGATGCCCGGCTCCTCCGTGGCGCTCTCGAGGAGCAGCGCCTGACCGCCCGCGCCGGGCTCGGTGACGAAGTCCACCGAGATCCCCGAGACGAACTCGTCCACGCGGAAGGTGTTCACGCCCTCGACGACGGCCTGCTCGCCCGCGCCCACGGCGCGGATGGACACGCCGAGCGTGCCGAGCAGGCCTTCCGCGGCGAGCGCCTGGACCTTGGCCTTGAACGTGGGGTCGATGAGCTTGGCGGTGGCGCGGAGGCTCTTCGTCGCCGGGTCGTACGCGGTCTCAGTGATGACCGCGGCCCAGTCCTTGAGGCTGCCCTCGGGACGCGACTGCTCCTCGGCGCGGGTCTGGTGGTCGATGTACATCTTGAGGCCGCGGAAGATCGCGGCCCCGCCCTGCACCGCGGCCTCGGTGTAGTACCGGGACTTCGCGACGTTCAGGCCGGCGCGGATGACCGTGAGGGTGAGGGTGGCGCCGTCCTCGGCCGCAGCCGCCTCGGCCAGCTCCCGCGTCTCGCGGACCTGCTGCCGGGGCTGTGTGACCCGCTGGGCACGGATGGCCACCGCCTCCGCCACGGCCTCGACCGGCACGTAGCGGAGCTCCATCTGCTGGGGGCTCGTGAAGGCGATGTCCTCGCCCTCGATCGCCATGTCGTAGCGGAAGTACTGCTCGCCCTCCGACGTGTCGTGGACGGCGATGACGTAGCTGTCGAAGGTCGCGACGACGTACCGGTAGTGGTACTCACCCTGCTCGTCGCGCGTGGGGAACTGCGCGCGGAAGGCGGCGTTGACGCGCTGCTGGAAGTCCTCCAGCGATCCGGGTGCCGTGCGTTCGGTGAGTTGGACGAACAAAGCCCACGCCTCTGAGGTCGTGGGCTCGCGTACGTCGGAGCCGCGTCAGCTGTGGAAGGTGCGCTCGCGTATGTCGGAGCGGCTACGAGGAATTGAACACCCGCCTACGCGAGTGTGTCAAGACCTAGAGGGAGCGCGACTCGAGCCCCTGGAAGCCGAGGTAGTTCAGAAACGGGAGCCCCATCGCCCCGAGCACGTAGCGACCGCTTGTTAGATCGAGCGTCAGCAGGTTTCTCGCGGTCAGGTATCCCAAATACTCGTTGGTGGCCTTGAGGTATCCGGGCTGGAGTTCCTGCGCCTCCTTGATGTGCTCGGCCAGGTATGGCCGTACGTCATCGACCGTTAGACCCGAGGGGCTATCTGCGACGGCTCGAAGGAGCCGGATCTGCGTGCCGAAGATCGTCCGGTACGTCACCTCATGCTGCCATACAGCGTTCCAGAATGCCGCGTCGTAACCGTTGACGAGGTCCGGTTCGGCGGCGACCGGTGTCGGTAGCTCATCTTCAGGTAGCTCTTCGGGTGCTTCATCACGCTGCGCAGCCGGCGGCACACCATCACCTGGCGAATCATCCGGCTCAACCCCATCGGCTAAGCCAGGCACGACTGCTGAGTGCTGCTGATCAAGTTGAGATGTGTCGAATGAGCCGGACACAGCTGGAGTCTTCAAGTCCTGCAGGCGGTCGATGGCTCGGCCTAACGGCCCATGGAAGATCGCCAGAATCACCAGAAGCGTTATTGGCCACGCGAGCTGGCCAATCAGAACAAGGACGTCGTCCAAAGTATCCACCAACCACCGGGGAGAGATTCTTAGATCTTATCCGAATGCAGGCGCCGTTGTGCATCGGCAGTTCGGGTGCGCCGGCGGGTACAGGTGACCGCTCGGGAACGGGACGCCGATCGCAACGGCCCCCGCGGCTGCGTTGGCGATGCACGGCCCGCTCTCGCGCCCGCCGTCCACGCGCTCGTCCTCGGCGGTGAGCCACTCGCGCCCCGCCCAGCCGTTGGCGGCGAGGACCTCGTACTGCGCGCCCTCCCAGGCGGTGGCGACCTCGGTGCGCGCCACGGTCTCGGCGCGGGTCTTCGTCCAGCCTTCCATCTCGGCGCGGAGGAGGCGGGCGATCGCCTTCGTGCTCTGCCCCTCGTCGACGGCGCGGGCGAGCAGGCCGCGAAGGCGCATCACGGACGTGCGCTCGATGTCCGCGGCGTGGGCGAGCGCGTTGTTCGCCAGGACGTCGCGCACGACCGGCAGCAGCGTGTCGGCGTGCGGGTAGCCGATCTGCGCGAGGGTGAGGTTCATCGCGGTCATCGCGGCCCGCGTGCCCCACAGGTTGACCACCCGCGCGATGTCCGCCTCGGCGTCTGCCCAGTGCGCCACCACGAGGTCGGTGAGCGGGTCGCCGGGCTGCGGGTTCGCCACCTCCACGAGCGCCGCGGGCGCGTAGCGCTGCGCGCCGGCGGCGAGGGTGCTCCAGGGCGTCGCCTTCGCCTGCCGCCGCCAGATGGTCGCCATGGCCGCGCGCAGACGGCGCTCGGCGACTGAGCGACGGGTGCGGATGACCGCCTCGGCGAGCGCGACCGTCTCCGCGATCACTCGCGCGCCTCGCCGATAGGCATGCGATTCCACACCCGGCAGCGGTGCTGCGTGCGGTTGTTCACCTTCGTCGGCTCGGTTCCGAGCGCGAAGCGGCCGCCGCAGCTGCCGCAGCGCCACCAGTCCCCCTCGCGGACAGCGAGGACGGGGTTCTCCGCGGACCCCACCGGCGCGTCACTCGTCGCTGCTGGCATCGCGTCCCTCCCTGCTCGCCCGCCGCTGGGCCTCCTGCAACGTTTCGCTGGACGGCCCTGGTCCCGCAGCCGCTCCGCGCGTGGTCTCGCGCTCCATCGCGGCCTGTAGCTCGCTGATGCGGGCCTCGCGCTCCTCAGCAGCCATCGTGGTGTCAGCGATGACGGCCTGGAGCTCGGCACGCACCTCCAGCCCTCGCTGAGTGATGCGGACCATGTCGTACCGCTTCTGACACTTCGGGCAGCGGAACGACCACTCTTCGCCGCTGGTGTCCCGGATGACTCGCACGCGCGGGGCGAACACGTTGTCGCAGCGAGGGGCGTCGCAGGCCACCTGCCGCCCGATCTGCACCCAGGACTCCGACCGGCTCATGCGCCGCTCCTCATCCGCGCCTGCGCCTCGCGCAGCGCCTCCTCGGCCTGCTTGAGGGCGTCCTGCTCCTCGGCCTCGAGGTCGTCCTCGAGGTACGGGCGCAGCGTGTCGATGACGTCGTCCACGTTGTTGATGCCCAGCTCCGTCAGCAGGAACCCGAGCATCTCCTCGGAGCGCTTCACCGCGGGGAAGGTCCCTGCGATCGAGGCCACGATCTGCGACAGCTCCAGCAGGCTCTGCCCGAGGATGGCCGGCGCGTCGATGTCCACGGACGTGTCGCCCGTGAACCCGCGCCACATCGCGACGTGCTCGAACTCCTCCTGCCGGTACTCCATCCAGAGGCCCTGGTAGGACTCCAGCATCGCCCGCAGCGGCTTCTCCGTGGCCGTCGCCGAGGCGAGGTTCGCCTCGCCCGCGTCGCCCATGAGGTGCGGCGGGATCCCGCTCGGCATGGTCGCCATCATGCGCAGCGAGCGCTCGTCCTGCCGCGCCGACTGGCCATCGTTCACGGCCTGCACCGGCTCCGGTGTGCCGCCGGCGGGGTTCGCCACCCACGTCTGACCCGCGGGTGCCCGCAGGCCGTCCCGTGGTGTCGTGGCATCAGGGCGCTCGATCGCGGACTTCACGCTCTGGACAGCGGACGCGCCGCCGTTAACCGTGACCTTCATCGCCCACTTCGCGCGCTCGGCGGTCAGCGCCGCGCGGTCCTGCATGAAGTCGTCGTGGAGCTTCACGTAGCGGAAGCCCGAGGTCATCAGCGGGTAGCCGCGGAGCCCGCTCTTCTTGATGGCCAGCATCCCCACGTACTCGTTCGGGCGCGCCGTGAGCTCCACTTCGGCCATGGCGCCCGACACCTGGAGGCGCTGACGGTCGGCCTCGGGCACGGGCTGGTTGATGGGCGTGCCGTCGTCGCTGACCGCGTTCCAGT